AAGAACTCCAACCACCAGAGCAATCGCCAAATGAAGAACTTAAAAGTGAAATGAAAGGAAAGGGTGTTTAATGACAATATTAGCTTATCAGGTAGTAATTGTTTTACTTTTGATGTTCATTATAATATTGGCAAGACAATTAAAAGATGGTAAATGAGGAACTTAAACAAGAGATGAAAGGGAGAGGGTTATGAATGATGCAGAACTATTCGTAGAGATGGCAGTAACAGCATTTGACGTTGTATTTTGGTTTATGATCTGCGTTCTTTGGTTTGGCGTACTGTGTGGTTATATTATAATCTTACTTGAAAGAAGGAGAGAAGAATGACAATGGAAGGCGCTTTAATATGCTGGGTGATATTTCTCGTCACTATGACGATGCTATTTTTTGATAGCCTCGACAAGACCAGCAATAAATACCTAGACGATTGTGAACGTAAAATGGATCTCGATGCAGAACGAGGAAAAGACAAATTAGAAACGACAAAATACAAGGAAACATGAAACTCAGAAAATACCAAGAAACCGGAGTACAGTTTTTAAAAGAGAGAAGATTTGCATTACTGGCCGATGATATGGGGTTAGGTAAGACCGCTCAAGCGATCAGTGCCTTAGAAGGTAACCAGAACATCCTGATCATATGTCCAGCTTCAGTTAAATACCATTGGCAAAAACAATTAATGATGTGGAAGAGTATTAAATCAAACGTCATTAATTCTTCAAAAGAATCAATCGCTAACGATCAAGGAATCTCCGTCCACATCATCAATTACGATCTTATCATCAAAGATCCTATATTTAAGCAGTTAATGAAATTTCATTGGAAGTACATCATCTGCGACGAGGCGCATCGCCTCAAAAACACCCAAGCTAAACGTACCAAAAAGGTTTTATCTAAGAAAGGGCTGCGTGTTAAAGCGGATAGAATGTGGTTTCTTACCGGAACACCGATCAAGAATAGACCGATTGACCTTTACCCAATGTTAGCCTCGTGCGCTCCTGAGACCATTATTCCTCACACCAAATATGTAAAATTCGCATTTAGGTTCTGTGGGGCTTTTATGGGAAACTTTGGTCTGGATGTCTCTGGAGCGTCTCACGAGCAAGAACTAAATAAAAAACTAAAAGGTTTTATGTTACGCCGGGAGAAAAGAGAAGTTTTAACTGAGCTTCCGGACCGCATAATGAACCTGATAGAGATTGATTGCACCAAAGAAGTCCGAGCAAAGATCAAAGAGATAGAAGATGAGACAATGGAACAAGCCGGAGATGACGATCCTGCTAACTTTCAATTAGGAGAGATAGCTAGATTACGTCACGCGATGGCTCAGTATAAGATCGATGATGCTGCTGATTTCATCCGGGATGCCCTGGAAGAGGTAGATAAGATCGTTGTTTTCTACCACCATAAGAAAGTCGCAGCAGAGTTGAAAAACAAACTTCATAATATTCAGAGTGTGTGCGTAGATGGATCCTGCTCGAGTATTATGAAACAAGGGATGGTAAACATATTCCAAGACAGGAAGGAGGTAAAGATATTCTATGGCCAGATCCAAGCAGCAGGTGAGGGAATCGATGGACTACAACAAGTGTGCTCAACGTGTTTATTTATTGAGCCTTCGTGGTCGCCCACCGATATTGAACAGTGTATTGGCCGCCTTGAAAGAATTGGCCAGAAGGATGTAATAAACGTCAACATTATGATCATCAAGAACACGATTGAAGAGAAAATGATGGAGACAATGGAGTGGAAAGAAGGAGTACACAAAAAAATAATAACCCAAGAACACGAGTACCGAGCAGAGCTCGGGAATAAGGAGAGCAATATGTATTTAGAAGAAAGAATTGAAGAGTTGGAAAAAAGAATCGAAGTGTTAGAGCATGGTTCAGTAGCAGAGTTGACTAAAGAGTTAAAAGAACCAAAGAAAGCGTCAAGAGCAAAAGAAGTAAAGAAGGAAACAAAAGTAAAAGAAATAACGCTTGATATGTTAAAAGATCGTGCGTCAGATGTTTGTGAAGCTAAACCAGAAGGCGAAGGTATGGGGCTTTGTAGAGCTGCTATTGCTCGTTGTGGTGGACCTAAATTAGCATCGCTTGAAGGAAACCAGAAGTCTATGGTTAAATGTATGGATCTGTTTGACAAGATCATTAATGAAGATCTTGACCCTAGAGACAACGCTGATGCAGAGGGAGACGATCTGTAATGGCAAAGAAACCGATAAAGACGAAAAAACTACAACACTCGAGGCTGGGCGCGTCATCTTGTGAGCGATGGTGGAACTGTCCTGGTTCTGTTATGATGACGGCCAAGTACCCAACTAAACCTAACAAGTTTATGGCAGAGGGTACAGCGGCTCACGAATACGCAGCAAAATTCCTTGAAGGTAAAAAATTCAGAATCAAGGAAGTGGAAGAGGTTGATGGTTTTTGTATCCCAGTAACAGATGAGATGATCGAGTATGCAAAAGAGTATGCTCAATTCTTCCGGGATATGATGACGCCAAGTAGTTTACTTCTAGTCGAGAAAAGAATAGAACTCATTGAAGTAAACGCGGTACTTTTTGGTACTACTGACGTTGGCATTGTCATTCCTTTTAAGAAGATCATCATAGGAGATTACAAATACGGCATAAACAAGGTAGACGCTTACGAGAACAAGCAGATGATGTATTATGCTTTAGGTCTTTACTTGCAGTATGACGCCGAAGAGATCGAGATGATCATCTATCAACCGCGAGCCGGAGAGCAAGGGCATATTACATCACATACACTAACCGCAGCGCAGATAGAAGAGTTTAGGGAAGAGCTTGACAAGCGAGTCGTAGCAGCCCTATCTAAAAAAGCTAAGTGCGTTGCTGGTGTTTGGTGTAAGAAAACCTATTGTCCGGCGATGGCCATATGTCCTGCAGTAAAAGAAAAAATCAAAGAAGTAGCACGCCGCGATTTTGGAGAAACCCTACCTATAGTTGGAGAGATGGACGTAGCTCAAATACGCAAGGTAATTGAGTGGTCTGGTTTTATCTCCGAGTGGATGTCTAAAGTAAAGACATACGCTAAAGACATGATGTTACAGGGTGAGAAGATCCCTGGGTATAAAGTTGTTACCGGATTAGGCAACCGAAAGTACACGAGTGAAGATAACGTGATCAATGCTTTCGAGGCAAGATACGGTGAAGATCTTTACACTAAAAAACTCAAAAGTCCTGCTCAAGTAGAGAAGTTAGTTGGTAAAGGTAAAGTCGATGAGTTTTGTTTTCGACCAGAGACAGGATATAAAATCGTGAAAGACGATAATAAATCAAAAGCCGTTGAATTTGTAAAAGCAAAAGACGATTTTGCAAAGGAGTTGTAATTATGGAAAAGTTCATAAAGAAGGCAGATGGAAATATCTTAACACCAGCATTTAGAGTCACATTCCCGCACGTTTTTCAACCAAACGAGGACGGTAAATATGGGTTAGGTATGTTGTTTGATGACGACGTGGATTTTACAGTTTTGGAGAGGCTGATAAAAGAAACGATCACAGAGAAGTGGAGTAAAGGAAGACCATCAAAACTTATGTTACCTATCCTTGACGGCGATGATTCCGACAGGGAAGAGTATCAAGGTAAGATGTATATTAATGGTAAGTGTGGAAAGTATGCGCCGGGTGTAGTAGATCAAGCGCGTGCTGAGATCACTGATCCTAGCGAGTTCTATCCTGGTTGCTGGGCTAGAGCTGTTGTGAACTGTTACTCATGGACGTTTAAGGGTAAGGCTGGGGTTTCGGTTGGTGTACGTAACCTTCAGAAGATCAAAGACGGTGAACCATTCTTATCGAGAGTCAAAGCTGACGACGATTTCGATGATTACGAGATCAAAGATACGGACGATCTATAATGAATAAAATAGTCCATATAGACTTCGAGACACGCTCGAGAGTGGACATTTTTAAAGCGGGGGCGGGTCGTTACTGTTACGATCCGTCCACGCGGATCTTATGTACCGCCTGGGCAGTAGATGATGGTCCCGTCAGGGGTGATTACAGTGGTTTTATGCCGGACGCGTTTGTGGATCTCATTAAGCAAGGTTATGTATTCTGCGCTCATAATGCGTTGTTTGAATACATGGTCTGGGATCGCTTCTGGGGTAAACCTCCAAGGTTCATAGACACGATGGCTCAAGCGGGTATGTGTGGTCTGCCCGCCAGCCTTGAAAAATGCGCAAAAGCCCTACACCTAAAGTTCAAAAAAGATATGAACGGAAAATTTTTAATAAACAAATTATGTAAACCTCGCAAAGATGGCACTTTCTTTGCTGGCGAACCACAGGACAGAAGAGATTTTTTAGACTACTGTAAAACGGACGTTAAAGTAGAACGAGAAATATATCATATTTTACCAAAACTTAATGATAAAGAGCAAGAGCTTTATCACTTGACAGAGAAGATCAATGTCAGAGGGCTTTGTATTGATACTGAGTTGGCAGAGAAAGCTATGATCATCGCTGACGCGTTGAAGATCAAGTACAATGCGAGGTTGGTTGAGCTATCAAACAAAACTCTTTACTCTTTAGGTCAAGTGCAGCGCATCAAAAAGTTCCTTAACAACCGAGGGTTAGAATTAGAGTCACTTAACAAAGACTCGATCACGGAAGCGCTGCTTACTTGCGATGATCCTTTAGCAAGAGAAGTGATGGACCTGCGGTTGAAGTACAGTAAAAGTAGCGTTTCTAAATACGATAAAGCTCTGGCAGGCACAAGTGATGACGGCAGGTTCCGCAGTTATCTTATTTATCACGGTGCGAGTACCGGAAGATGGACCAGTAAATCTTTACAGTTGCATAACCTCCCAAGAAGTAGAGGAACAGTCGATACTAACACCGCGATCAAGATTATCAAGAAAAACACCGTCGAGGAATTTGACTTTCTCTATGAGAACCCCATGGTTGCCCTAACGGAGTGCATCCGAGGGATGATAGTGGCTGAAAAGGGCAAAACTTTACTTGTTGCTGATTATTCAGCGATCGAGGCAAGGGTTTTGATGTGGTTGGC